ACCTGTTCAAGAGAAGTAATGGCGTGGGTCAACTTATTGATTTCCTCAATTTGTTGATTGTCCCACGCCTTACTCTTGATTTCCAAGTTGTCGATTGACTCCTGGACTTTCTGATTAGCAGTTTGAACCGACTTAATTCTGGCATCTTCTGCCGTAATTTCGTCTCGAACAATTTTAGTTTGTTCTTTAAGAACTTCTGCTTTTTCAGAGAGGATGGTGATACCCAATAGTTGTTCAATAATTTCTCTTTGAGAGTTATTGTTCAACGATAAGAAAGGCTCTGTGTAGGTATTGAGTGCCACCAGATGCTTGAACATAGTATGACTCATTCCAAGCAAACTGTTTATTTCCTCTTGTGTCTTACGACTATCGCCCTGCGATTCGTCAATATCATCCGCAGTTGCATCCACATCTTCAATGTAGAATTTTAAAATATTCTTTTTACGTCCTCTTTCGATTCTGTATGTTTTTCCGTCTTTTTCAAACTCAACGGTAACCAACATATCCTTGCCGTTGGTTTTATTAATTAGATTTTCACGTCTAATTCTTGTTAGTGCTTCACCGTATAGTGCATATGACAATGCATTAATAATGGTTGTTTTACCCGTACCATTACGTGATCCTGCATCATCACCACCTAAATCCATATTTTCACCTAATACCAACGTTAGGTGATCTCTGTCAAAGTCCACTGCCTGTGTTGAATTACCAACGCTCATAAAGTTTTTGACTGTAATAGTTTTAATTTTAAACATTATAAGTTCCTATATATGTCAAGCAGTAGATTATTTTCAAAGTTTTCACTTTCTATTTTTGTAATTTGATCAGTTACAATTTGATCAACACTTTCAAATTCCACTTCACCTTGATCTTTTGATAATTCATCAGATACTTCGGTATCAGGTAGTAAACTAATTTCACGTAAATTGTACTGTGTTGTAAATGTTTCTTTCATAAATGTTGCTTCTTCATAGGAAACATCAATATCTAGTACAACTCTAAGATATAAATTTGGAACGCTTAGAATCTTTTCAGTATCATTAAGCAGTGTGCTTAATTTAAGTGTTCGATATTTAGGACAGTCTGGCCAATCTATAAATCTAGGTTGCCCACCCCATTCTAAAACCATCATACCACGTTCATCATCCCACGCATCTGCGTAGTTGTGTGGAAATGCATTGCCAATATACCAAATATTCTTGCTGTTTTGTCTTTTATGGAAGTGTCCTGTAAACACCAATTCTTGATTTTGAAAATCACTGGCTCTTACTTCACCGGTATCAGGCATTTCTACCATAGCGTTCATTTTAAAGTGTGGTAATTCAAAGTGTCCAAACATATATTTGCACTTCATCTTAACAACCTTTTTCCATTCTTCGCCAACCAACCAAGGAACAAGTGCAACATCATCCACAATCATAGGTTCGTTTACAACAGTAATACCTGGAACGTGTTTACCAAACACAACAGAATGAATTTCACGTTTGTCTTTGTAATATAAGTCGTGGTTGCCTGGAAAGAAATAAAACTTTTCAAAGGCCGCACCGAGTTTTTCAAGCGATCTTAAACTAGCATCCATTGTGGTTAGATTCAACGCACTTCTGTTGTGATGCCAATCGCCTGTAAAAATACCTACTTCACACCCTTCCGCTTTTGCTTGTTCAATATACCAATCAATAAAACGTTCACAATCGTCGTTGTGAATTTTACTGTTTGATTTTAAACCAAAGTGTATGTCTGTAAATACCGCCGCTTTTTTAAATAACTGTTCTGCCATTCATAATCCTACAATTAGTAATTGTACACTCGAAAGAATATAAAAGTCAACCTTAATAGTCTGCTTTTGGACGTCTTAGTCCTTTGTAAAACTCTGCTAACTTTTCTTTATCCTCTTTAAACACATTTTCATTCTGTCTGGTAAAGGAAGGATTTAATCCGTTTTCTTGCAAAATGTCATCACGTATGCTTTGATTTTTCTTTTCAATGTTTAACACCCTTGTAAATGAATTTGTCACCGCCGCCGTGTAATAAGCGAAAGGATTTTCACTCTTGCTTTCATCAAATTGTAAACCAATCTGTGAAAGTTGTAGCACAGCCTGTGCCCTCATTTCATCATTGTAGGTGTATCCACGCCAGTTAGAACGTGTGCCGTATCTATCCGCAAGTTTAAGAAACATCATTCCTAGGTTTTCTGTGATGCGTCCGTGATTTTTGCTAAAATGTCCGTTATGCACACCACCTTTCCAGTGACTTTTACCAACGCAAATTAAATTGTTTGCTTCATCGTACTTCCAATGCTGATAAGGTGGAAAGTTAACCTTGGTATGCTTGTCTGCTTCTGTCTTGGTTTTGCGTTTGCGTCCTGGTTCTTCCGGAATATGATCAAATGTCATAACCCTAAAGATTAAATCTCCCGGAGCAACCTTTCTCCAATCCGGTGTTACTTCCGCTAGTTTTGTCTTTTTATCGCCGTTTTCACGTGCTTGTTCATATGCCGCTTTACCAATGCGATCTGCACGGTTTCTTTTGGCCTGTGCAACCGTTAATCTGTTAATCTTGTCAACACTTGGAACAATTATGTCGTATTGTGCATAATCATCATCAGCATACGAGCAGAAACTGTTTTTTGACCGTGCTATTTCTTTAAGCAGGTCTCTGTTGTTCAAATATTTTACTCTTTTCATAGTTTTCTCCAAGTATAAGTACTATTATAATATACGCAGTTTAAAATTGCAATAAATATTTGTAAGTAATTTTACCAAAAGGAATTTTAATATGGCTGATACATTTCCAACAAACCATAACCAAAAGATTGCCACAGAACGTGCTTCGTCACAAAACGGTGGTACTTTTGTAAGCAATGGTGTTGATGGTCTTAAAACGCTAGGGCAAGGTATTGCCGGAGCGGCCCTTGATGCAACCGGATTAGCACCGGCCCTGGAACGATTGGGTGTTCTTAAACCCGGCGGAGTCGAAGAAGAGAAACGCACTCCAACTGTATCATTTAAAGAAGATTTTAGAGTCAAAATCAAAATTCCAACAATGTATTTGCAAGGGCCTGCAACTGAACTGCAAAAAGTGGGCGATTTTGGAGTTGTATTTCCATATACACCACAGATAGTTTTACAGACTAGAGCAAATTACAATAGTTTACAACCTACACACAGTAATTATCCCTTCTACGCTTACCAGAACTCACAACTGGATGCAATTTCAATCGTGGGAACGTTTTCAGCACAAAATGAAGGACAAGCAAAATATGTAATGGGGTGCATTCACGCAATGAGAACGGTTACAAAGATGCACTTCGGTGGATCCAGTTTCCAAGGTGCTCCACCGCCTGTTTGTAGATTGCACGGTTACGGTGAATACGTGTTTAATAATATGCCAATTGTTATATCAAGTTTCTTCTACACTATGAACGAAGATGTTGATTACATTGCCGTTGATATTGACGGAGCAAGTACATTGGTTCCAACACGTTCAGAATTTACAATTGAGTGTTTACCAGCATTTTCAAGAAGAGATGCGGCAACATTTTCAATCGATGCGTTTGCATCTGGTCAGTTAAGATCAAAAGGTATGATATAATATGGCACAATATTCAAAATACAGTTTGTATAACAGAACTCCTCAGGGCAGTAGCAGTTTAGGAATTTTAAATTATACACCAATTCCAAAAGTTGACAGTGATGTTGAATACACGGTGTTGGCACAGTACACATATCGTCCTGATTTGTTAGCAAGTGACTTGTACAATGATCCTGAATTGTTCTGGGTTTTCAAGTCAAGAAATCCTAGCGTAATTGATGATCCTATTTTTGATTTTGTACCAGGAATAACAATTAAGATTCCAACTATTAATACAATTCAGCGTGTTCTTGGAGGAGTATAATGCCATCCGCTAGAGACCTTGCTCAAAGATCTACAAAAGCAAATGCTAACGCATCCGCGGTTAGCACCGCTAATAAAAATTTAGCCGCGGGTGCTAAAGGCGTAGCCGCCGGTGGCGGCAGTATCGCGGCCGCTGGAAGTATGACCAGCATACCGGAGAACATTGATGTTATTAGTATTCCTGGTGTTGATTATAGTGACTTTGGTGCCGACTTTGCAACACAATTAAATGATTTAAGTTTTAAGGTGTTAGGCAAAGACAGTAGTATCCTACACAATTATAATTCTTACAATTACAACATCACATTATCATCATTAAGTGCCAAAGAAGCAAATGATCCTAAGAGTTACATCGACAAAGTAATTTTTGATTCTGGCATTGGTGGTTCGATTGAATATCCTGGAACTTATATTGTTGCTCGCAGTGGTGGTTATGGTAGAATAGAATTAAATCCAACAGGCGGGTTTAATGACGGAGGACCGACTAATAAAGAAGATTCAATGAACAAGGATAAGGATTTGTTTATTGATAATTTACAGTTCCAAACTGTAATGGCGGGTGTTGGCGGAGCCTATGGCGGTAATATGACCAAGGGTAGTTTTGAAATTACGGAGCCGCACGGTGTAGGCGGATTTTATGAAGAACTTTATAATGCCGCAAACTACAAAGGACACGACAGTTATTTGTCAGCACCGTTTTTAATGACGATTAGTTTTATTGGAAGAAAAGTTGATAATAAAACAGGAGAAAATATAGTCGAAACTGTTCCTAAAGCAACACGATATTTTCCAATCATAATTCAAAACAGCACAATGAAGGTTGATGAAAAAGGTGCGAGATATAGTGTAAACTTTGTTGCTAGATCTCATATGGAATCAAACAAATCCATATACACACAGTTGGTTGATAATTTAGAAGGTGCTGATGCAAATATTTTAAATGTGGGCATCGCGGCATATGATTTATTTTTAAAACACAATCTAGCATTTGAAAATCATATGAAAAATCAGGAGAACACCGCCGCAACAAGTTTTGATAAACCAAAAGAAGTTGACGCCGCCACAAAAGCAAAGCGTGATGCTGATCAAGCCTCGGCAAAAAATGCTGGTATGACCGTTGCGGCTTTTCAACCTCACAGATGGTGTATTTGGTTTCCACCTGCATACTCTAAGGTGGGCGGTGATCCTACAATGCCTCAGAGTGACGTTACCACAAATCAAAGTTTAATGGGCACTTCGGGTAGTAAAATTTTTGTTAGATCGCAAACAGATGCTTTTAAACTTCAAGAATTAAGTTATGATGTATGGTCTCAGAAAAAATCAGATTTTCAAAAAACACAAGAAGAATCATATCTTAGAGATGCAGATGTAAACACACTAGGATCGGTAAACAGATTTCAAAATGCTTTTTCTCAATCTAAACTAAGAGAAGAAGGCTTTGGTTATACAGGTCACTTTAAGGTTCCTGAAATCGAAACAGCAGTACAAGGTAACAAAGAAGAAATTGAGAAACTTGTAAAAGATATACAAACTAGTCAAAAGAAAATTGCCGATACCAAAGAAAAAATTGCGAAGAAAAAGAAGGAAGCAGAAGACTACGCTAAAGAAACTGATACAAAATCAACCTATGAAAGCGGCGGCCTATTTCAAACACAAACATTCTCGGGTGGTGATCGTCCGGGAGATCAAGCGATTTACAAATATGAATATTATTCACACGGGTTTGATCCTGCGGCTTTTGAAGATCAGCAAGAATTTCAAAATGCGATGTTCTTGGAAGACATTGATGATCTCAAAAACGCGATTGAAACAACAAAGAAAAAAATTCTAGCACTTAAATCAGAACTATCAATTCAAACAATAATTCTTAACAACGAGGAATCTAAAGATGATGCAACAGATGATGATGAAAGTTTCGAAGCCATTGAACGTCAAAGGGTCAGCGTTGAAGAATTAAAACAAGACATTGAAAGTTGGACTGGAGTATTAAGAGACCAACAGAAAAACCTAGAAGAGTTATTACAAAAAAAGAAACAAATTGAGGAAGACGCTGTTGAAGATGTCGATCCAGTACCAAGCGATATTAAAACAAAACTTGACGGATACGTTAAAGATTTAAACAAATTATCACAGGAACTTGGTAGAGAACAAGCGGCATTAGATCTCAAGAAAAAACAATTAGAAAGTGCCAAGGGCAGTTATGACAGTAACAGAATGAAAGAATACAAACGTTACGGTAAAGACAGAACACCTTGGTATTACAAAAAAGGATCAACACTAGAATCCAATCTACATCAAATTATTTTAGACAGCAAATATTCCACGGAACTTGCTGAAGGACAGGTGTTTGATAAGATACAATTAACAAAATATATCCCTTGGTACAGGATTGAAAAATTTATCAAGCAAATTGGCTATGATACTTTCTTCCACGCACCTGTTTATGAGTTTCATTACATTGTTTCTCCGTTTGAAATACATTACAGCAAACTAGCCGCACAGTACGGTATGCAAGGTGAATATGATTATGATAAAGCATATAAAAATGCTGTACGTGAATACAATTACATCTTTACAGGTAAAAACGTTGATGTAATGAACTTTAATCTAGACTTCAACAATACTTTTATGCAGGTTGGTGCAAAAACCAAGAGTGCTATATCAAAAGGTGAAGTTGCGAAAACCTCAGAGGAAAAGAAAGAAGTTAATAAAAACACAGCAGGTTTAAAATCATTATTTGATAAACTAAACAAGGTTGGAACGACCCAGGCGGGTGCGTTAACACAGGCCTCGGGGTCAACAGGCGGCGCTGGTGGTGATACGTCTAATCTAACGCTAATTGGAAAACAGTTACACGATGCATTGTACAACACTCCGGGTGAACGTGCTTTGATTAATGCCAAAATGGAAATTATTGGTGATCCGGTTTATTTAATAAGCAGTGGTATTGACGATAGAGCACAACTTCGTGATGAAAAAGAAACTGTAAATGGTGAAGCAAATATATTTTCTAGAGAATGTGATGTTATTTTTAACTTTAGATTTCCGGGCGATTATCCAACAAGCGATGAACTAAATGGTGGATCAAAGTATGTTGCTAATCCACAGAATTCAAGATACAGTGGTTTATATAAAGTAACATTGGTAGAAAACCTTTTTAATGAAGGAGTTTTTCAACAGTCACTTCAACTGGTAAGAAGACCTAATCAAAAATCAGATTACGCACAACCTGTTGGATCAAAAGGACCAGAATTAAAATCAGAGAAAAATCCAATGCTGTCATCGGGTGATCCTGCACAGCAAGATAAGATGAAAGAAAAGCCACAACCAGAATTGCCTAAGGATGCTTCTAAATTAAGCAGTGCAGAACTAGACAAGGTATCAGAGATTGGTCCAGTTAAAGCAACGGGCAATTTTATATCAGGAGCGGTTGACGGAGTTACAGGTGCAGTGGGAGAAGTTGCTTCTGCAGTCGGAGGTGCCGTAAACTTTGTTGGCACAACAATTGGTGATATTGTAGGCGGAGTCACGGGAGCGGTATCAGGTCAAGCAAACAAGGTAACTAGTTTAACAGGAAAGGCTTCCGGTGCCACAGATGCTTTGGCATCAGCACAGTCGGTTGAAAAAACAGTTAAGAAAACAGGGAATACATTTAGTACTTAGATATGCCATACTTATACGATAAAAGAGCCAAAGCCAACGTACCTATCAGTAATACTAGACAGGAAAAAATTGCCGCGGAAGGAGTTAAAGGTCCGTATATTGGTGTTGTAGAAAACAACACTGACTTTATGAAATTAGGCAGTGTTCGTGTAACACTTTATGGTAATGGCGACAGTGATAGAGATAAACCGTTAGCACAATGTTCTGTTAGAATGTTATATCCTTTTTATAGTGTTAAGGATTATAGAAATTCAGGTGACAACCCTCAACGTTTTGGTGATACACAACAAGCCTATGGTATGGTGTTTCCTGCACCACAAATAGGAACAAAAGGTTTGGTTATTACAGTTAATGACAATATGAGTCAAGGTTACTGGATAGGATTTTTACACGAGCCTGAAATGAATCACGCTATTCCAGAATATGCGGCAAGTACATCAATAGCAACAGATTCACAAACTTTAAATAGTTTTAGTACAACAGGTGCATTGCCTGTTGGTGAATATCTTAAAAAACAAAACGTAGGGCAAGTTACAGATGGTAACGAAAGAAGACCTATTCACCCATTTGCAGGAATTTTAAGAAATCAAGGATTGATTGTTGATACTGTTAGAGGTACAAGCACAACAAGTATGCAACGTGATCCTATTAATAGAATATTTGGTATTAATACTCCTGGTGCAGTTAGCCAAGCACCAGAAGATGTAAAGTTAGTTGGACCTAACAAACAAAAACAAAAAGTTACATTTATCGGCGGCCACGTTTTTTATATGGATGACGGAGATAATGTTGGCGATAATAATTTAGTAAGATTGCGTTCTAGCAAAGGTCATCAAATACTTTTACACGACACAGAAGATTTAATTTACATCGGAAATTCAAGAGGTACTGCTTGGATTGAATTAACATCAGATGGAAAAATTGATATATTTGCAGATGATAGTGTTAGCATTCATACAAAAAATGATTTTAACTTTTTAGCAGACAGAGATGTTAACATTGAAGCAAAGCGTAATATTAATTTCAAGTCTGGTAATAGAACACACAGCGAAGCAAACTTCCAAAGAGTTCTTGCAAGAAAGAATGGCACAATTGAAGTTAGAGGTGGATTAGATGTACGTGCTTTAGATACAACATTTGATTTAACAAATTTAAATGTTAATTCGCACAACACAATTATTACCAATAGAATGGATTACAAAATGAAAACAGCAAACTTAGATTTGCAATCCACAGTTGGTACAAGAATTACAGCAACAGAACAAATAGATATCAAAGCAAACTCACCTAGTGGATTTGTTGCAAACTACAAAGATGGCAGAGTTTATTATCCAGGTATGATGGTATTAGCACCGGATCCAAACGACGATAATATTATTAAAACGTTTTTGTGTAAACAGCGTAACATTAAAAATCCTGGTAAAGAAGTTATTGCTCCACCTGATGAAAACTATTGGGTAATTGTTCCTAGTGCAACTTCTTATGTAGAGGAGCAGGAAGAGTTTAAGAGATATGATGTTAGACTATCAAGTGACGGTCCACAAATAGGACAAATTCACGCTAAAACTAACGGACAGATTTTTGTTCAAACACTAGCAGATATTAATGTTAAGACAGAATCAGATATGCACTTTACAACACCGTCTATAATTTATATTGATGGTGAAGAAAAAGTTCATTTAAATTTACCTGGACCAGGAGCCAGCGATGCAACTACTTCTATTGTAAGCAAAGTTGCAACAGCAAGAACAGGTTTAGCAACACAAGATTTACCTGTTTTTGGTAATCCTAATACAGATGCTACAAACGAGTGGTCAGCATACACTTGGTATGAAGCACCTCTAACTTATGATATTATGAAACGTGTTCCAACACACGAACCTTGGGTTAATCACGAAAACATTAATACTCCTGATTCGGAAAAACAAGCAACGGATAGAGAGAAGTAAATAGTACTATGCCAAGATATAACGATATTACAATTAGACCAAATCCTAATAATAAAGGTAATGCAGAGCGTACTTCACAGGTATATCGTGGCATTAGCACGGTCAATCCTGATAACAGAAATTACAGCACATATGATATTAACTTAATCAAGCAGGATATCATTAATCATTTTCATATTAGGAAGGGTGAAAAAATTAACAATGCTGATTTTGGCACTATAATTTGGAACATTTTATATGATCCACTTACAGATAACGTCAAAGAAGCAGTAGCCAAGGACGTAACGGATATTTTGAACAACGATCCTAGGGTTACATTAGACGGAGTGCAGTTAATAGAACAGGAGTATGGTTTACAAATTGTAGCCAGTGTAACGTATAAGAATTATAACATTAGCGAAACGCTAAGACTTAATTTTGATCGTGACAATGGATTTTCAGCAAATTAACCACGCACTTTATTTTTTAGGTAAATATTAATATGGCAAGTATTGACAGACAAAATTCACTTTTAGCAAACGAAGATTGGAGCAGAATCTACAAAGCATTTACTTCTGCGGACTTTACTTCGTATGATTTTCCTACTTTGCGTAGGACTATGATTAACTATCTAAGGGACAACTACCCTGAAGATTTTAATGACTATATTGAAAGTTCGGAATATCTTGCACTAATTGATCTTATTGCATTTTTAGGGCAAAGTATTTCATACAGAATTGACTTAAATGCAAGAGAAAACTTTATTGAACTAGCAGAACGTAAAGAGTCTGTGTTAAGACTTGCAAGATTGGTTGGGTATAATCCAAAAAGAAATCAAGGTGCTAGTGGTCTATTAAAAATTATCGGTGTGCAAACAACCGAAGCGGTAACGGACAGTTTAGGAGCCAACCTTGCTAATAGATTAATTACTTGGAATGATGACACTAATAACAACTGGTCAGAACAGTTTCAAGTTGTAATGAATGCAACTATGCCAGGTACAATGGTATTTGGTAAGCCAAGACAAAGCGAAGTAATCAACGGAATTCAAACAGAGCAGTATAAATTTAACAGTGCTAACACAGATGTTCCTTTGTTTACATTTTCAAAAAGTTTACAAGGCAGATCATTACAATTTGAAATTGTTAGTGCAGAAATTAGTAAAGGTGATTTAGTTGAAGAAACACCTTCGTTAGCAAACACTATGGGATTCTTTTATAGAAATGATAAAAGAGGAAATAGTTCACCTAACTCAGGTTTCTTTATGCACTTCAAACAAGGACAGTTACAAAGTTCGCCGTTTACAGTTTTAAGTCCAAGTCCAAATGAAATTATTAATATTGACATTCCTAACATTAATAATTCTGATTTATGGTTATGGGAATTAGATAGATTTGGAAATTACAATAGATTATGGACAAAACTAGATAGTGTTTATGGTAGTAATGTAATTTACAATTCAATATCACAAGACGTAAGATCTATCTACAGTGTTGTAACAAGAGCAAATGATCAAATCAGCATTAACTTTGCTGATGGTAATTTTGGTGATTTACCAAAAGGAGATTATAGACTTTATTACAGAACATCAAATGGTTTAAGTTATACAATTTCACCAAGTCAAATGCAAGGTGTTGTTGTTGAGATGCCTTATACAAATAAGGCCGGAGTTTCACATACACTAACAATTCAATTAGGATTACAAACAACAGTAACAAATTCTGCTCCTGCAGAAGCAACAGATAATATTAGACAAAATGCTCCGTTGGCTTTTTACAATCAAAACAGAATGATTACAGGTGAAGATTATAACACATATCCATTAACAAGTAATCAATCAATTATTAAAGCAAAAGCAGTTAACAGAGCAAGTTCAGGTATTTCAAGACAGTATGATATTGCTGATCCAACTGGAAAATATAGTTCAACAAATTTAATTGCTGATGACGGTATTCTATATAAAAATGATTTTGAAACAGACTTTACATTTACATTTCAAACACGAAATGATATTTTAGGAACCATAAGAAATACTTTAGAACCTATTATCACAAGTTTGCCTACAAAAGCATTTTACTACGAAAAATTTCCAAGAATTGATACTAGTGGTATTAATATTGATTGGACGTTAGCAACAAGTTCTAGTTCAACCAGCACAGGTTATTTTAGAAACAATTTAAACAATGCACCTATTACAACGGGTTCATTTACATCAAATAACTTTAGATATGTACAAGCAGATTCAATGATTAAGTTTGTACCACCAACAGGCAAATACTTTTTACCTAACGGTACACTTACAAATACTAAATCAAAAGAAACTTCAGACTATATTTGGGTTAAGGTATTAAATGTTATAGGTGATGGTTCAAACAGCGGTGCTGGATTGTTAGAAGATAACACAGGACCTGTTGTATTAAGTGAAAAAATTCCTTCACTTGCAGTACCGAGTGAAATTATTCCTAATATTATTACAGACCTTCCAAGTGCAATTGAAACAGAAATTATTGATTTAGTTTTCAATTACAAAACGTTTGGTTTAAGATACGACCAAAACAATTTAGAATGGAAAGTTATTACAAATGCTAACCTAAACACAAAAGATAGTTTTAGTTTAGAACGTCAAGGTGACCTAACTGGAACCAAAGCAGATAGAAGTTGGTTTGTATTGTTTACCAATGACGGTGAAACATATACGGTAACATACCGAGGATTAGATTATAGATTTGAAAGCGAAAACTTAATTCAATTCTATGTTGATATTGGTGCTAAAAAATATAACAGTGAAACAGGTGTTGTTATTAAAGATCAAGTTAAAGTTCTCAAAGTAAATGAAGATCCTTTATTAGACACTATTTTACCTAAAGATTTTCAATGGGAAATTATTAGTAGTATTGTAAACAATGACGGTTATGAAGAAACAAATAAAATTGCAGTAAACTTTTATGATTCAGACGATGACGGAATGATTGATGATCCAGATAGTTTTGATAAAATTGTTGCTCCGGAATCTCTTGATCAACGAGGATACAAAGATAAGTTTGTTTTCTTTAACACAACAAGCGTAGGACAAAATCCTATTACAGAAAAAATTGATAAAAGTAATTTTGCAATCTTTGATAAAGAAGAAAGTATTTCTGCGTTAAGTGATTTTGAAGATGGACAATTATTTTATTTTTATGATCCAGCAGAAGATGTTATTAAACAGTATAATGCAACAATAGGTGCATTAGAATTACGTGCAGATTATTTTGCTAAATCAGGACGTGACAGTGTTAAGTTTCAGTATGTTCATAATGCTGAAAATGATAGACGTCTTGATCCATCTAAAACAAACTTAATTGATTTATATGTTTTAACAAGTGCATATGATAATGCATATAGAAGTTATATTGCAGGAGTGGGTGCTAAACCAACACCTCCTACAAGTGAACAGTTACGTTCACAATTTGAAACAGATTTGAATAAAGTTAAAGCAATAAGTGATGAATTAATTTTCCACAGTGTTAAGTACAGACCATTGTTTGGTGATGATTCAGAAGGTGCCCTACAGGCAACATTTAAAGTTGTTAAAGCACAAGGTTCAACTTTATCTGATAACGAAATTAAAACTTTGGTAATTGACGCAGTGAATGATTTCTTTGCTATTGGTAATTGGGAGTTTGGTGATAGTTTCCATTTTACAGAATTAGCAACATTCGTACAATTAAACATTACGCCTAATATTGCAAACTTTGTTATTGTACCAAGAAATAGCACACAGGTATTTGGTTCATTATTTGAAATTACAAGTAGATCAGATGAAATATTCATCAGCACTGCGACAGTTGATAACGTTGAGATTATTGATAGTGTTACAGCCGCAAATCTAAAAGCAGACGGTAATGTTGTAACATCCATCGACCAGGTAACAGGCAATGTATCAGTTGCATCAGGAAGTTCAACAAGCAGTTCAGGGTCTAGTTACTAATATGGGTTTAAGATGGCATACAGCGATAAAGATACACCAGTAAACATTGAGAACAAAGACAAGCACAGAAATAGTGCTGATTTGTTACCTCTATACTTTAGAACAGAGGCTAACAAAAAGTTTCTTGGTGCAACAATTGACGGTTTAATATCAAAAGGTAATTTAGATCGTTTAAACGGTTATGTTGGTTCACGTTTTACAACAAACGCTAAAGCAACCGACGTTTACGTAACAGAGCCTACAAGCAATCGTAGAAGATATAATTTACTTCCGAGTGCAGTTGTTAGAGATGAATTTAATGACAAAACGGAATGGGTGTCAACCTACGACGACCTTTTAAATCAACTTAACTTCTTTAATGGTAATACAGAAAGACAAGATAGACTTACATCAAGTGATTATTATGTTTGGAATCCACTTATTAATTACGATAAGTTTGTAAACTATAGACAATATTATTGGTTACCTAATGGTCCTTCACCTGTAACTATTACAGGTTTTGCAAAAGGTTCACAAAGTACTTTCGAAGTTAAAAATAAAAATCAAGATGCATATATTTTTACACCTGATGGTTATGCAGAAAATCCTATACTAAGAGTTTACAGAGGAACAACTTATACATTTAGCATTGATTCTCAAGGACATCCGTTTTACATTAAAACTGCAAAAACAGTAGGTACGGGTGATCAATATAACACCGGTGTTACAGGCAACGGTAGTGAACAAGGAATGCTTATTTGGACAGTTCCTGACAGTGCTCCGGACTTTTTATATTATCAATGTGGTGTTCATTCTAAGATGAACGGTATTATTGAAATTTTAAATGCGGATGAAGAACTTGCTATTAATGTTGAAAGTGAAATTACAGGTAAGAAAGATTACACATCTGCTAACGGTGTTAAATTTACCAACGGGTTAAAAATTAACTTTGAAGGTAGCGTTACACCCACATCATACTTAGATAGAAATTTTTATGTAACAGGTGTTGGTAAATCAATTAAATTAATCGCAGAAGATGAATTAGATACACCTGAATTATACAGTTCAAATTTTGATTATGAATTTGATATTGAAGATTTTGATGACACACCTTTTGACGATGTTGAAAGTTATCCAACAAAGCCAGAATACATTACAATTGATATTTCTTCACAAGATAAAAATCCTTGGTCAAGATATAATCGTTGGTTTCACAAGGAAGTAATCGAGGCCGCGGCACGTTACAACAATACAAGTATTATTCTTGATGAAGATCAACGTGCTAAAAGACCTATTATTGAATTTAAACCTAATGTTAAGTTACATAACTTTGGTGTTAAAGGAGTTGCAAATGTAGATTTAGTTGATACACAAACAACTGATGCAATGAGTAACGTTGAAGGTAGCATTGGTTATTATGCCGACCAGGAAATTTTACAACAAGATATGCGTGTTATCTTTAATGCTGACACAGATATAACTGTAAAAGGAAAGATTTATAAGGTTAACTTTGTTAAGCACGAAGGTAAATCAAGAATACATTTAGTTGAAGACACAGTACCTAGTGAAGGTGATAGTGTTGTTGCAACTGCTGGAGTTAACAATCAAGGAACTAGTTGGTATTTTGACGGTAGTAGTTGGCAAAAAGGTCAACAGAAAACTTCATTAAACCAACAACCTAAATTTGATTTATTTGATAAGGACGGTAATAGTTATTCTAGTAGCACGTATCCAGGTTCAACATTTATGGGTAATGAACTTGTAAGTTATAAAATTGGTACAGGATCGAATGACGTTGAATTAGGATTTCCAATTTCTTATCAGAATGTTGATAACGTTGGTGACATTACATTTGAATTTGATTGGGACGATAACACATTTGATTATACTGGAACAGATGGGTTTGTTAAAACAATTGATACTGCCAGTGGATATGCAAAAGTATTTTCCGATGCATCAAACTATCAATATCAAAGTGGATGGCAAAAATCTACTAAAAAGACTAGACAAGCAATTATACAGATTAATGATTTTACAGAAGAGTCAACTATTATTCAACTTTCTTGTATTGACGATTCTGCTTTAAAATATAGAAACTTTGAAGTCACTGTTGAGTTTGATGGTAAAACACATAAGCCTGTTTCTGATTTTGATTTTCTAGAAGTTGAAGGTAGTCCGTTTATTGTTTTACAATTTAAAAACACTATTCCTGTAGGGACAAGAACACGTACAAAAATTTATACAACAGAAAAACCAAATAATAACGGGTTTTATGAAGCACCTATAAACTTAACAAACAATGCAGAAAACAATGACCTAACAACATTTACATTAGGTAGTATTAGTGATCACTTTAAAACTATTTTTGAAAATAACATTAATATTACTGGTGTTGCATATGGTTCCAATAATGCAAGAGATGTTAATGACATTCACCTAGACGGTTTACGTTATGTAAAACATCAAGGTAGTTTATTAAACTCGATGTTTGCATTGGTTGATTATGATAGCAATATTATCAAAGCCACAAGAAAAGTTGCAAACGATTATAACTTTTTTAAAGAACAACTATTACAAAAAGCAACAGAAATAGAATTAACAGGTGATATTAAACGAGATTTAGATCTTGTTTTGTACGCAATGAGTCAAAACCGAGATCCTGGTAAGCCTTACTACTATTCAGATATGCTTGGGTACGGTAAACGTGTTACAACTTTAGAGTATGAAGTAAAAACAATTACACAAAATATATTTGGTATTACAACTTTATTTGATCCTAAGAAGATTCAAAATAGAGCAGTGTATGTTTATCTTAACAATGAATTACTATTCTTAGGTAAAGATTATGAGTTTGATACTGTTGATGATAGTGTTACTATTAAGCGTACACTAAAACAAGGCGATAAGATTGTAATCAATGACTATGATACTGTCGGCGGCGTTGTTCCTCAAACTCCTACAAAATTAGGTTTGTATCCAAAATACGAACCAATGAAGTATGATGACGAAACTTATGTTGAAACACAAACTGTAATTAAAGGTCACGATGGTAGCATTATGTTAGCATTCAACGACTTTAGAGATGATATTTTATTAGAGTTTGAAAAAAGAATTTATAACAACCTTAAAGTAGAATACAATAAAAAAGTTTTTAATATTGATGAGTATGTACCAAATGCTTTTAGAAAAACAGAGTACACACGTGATGAATTTTTAAATATTCTAAGACAAGATTTTGGTATGTGGACTAATATGTTCACTATTGATTATGTAACAAACAACTTCTTAGATGAAACAAATGAATTTACTTACAACTATAAAAGTAATAGAGATAATTTAAAAAATGAATTCCTACCAGGATACTGGAAAGGAATTTATATGCACTATTATGGAACAATTAAACCTCATTTAGCACCTTGGGAAATGATAGGGTTTACAGAAAAACCTAGTTGGTTTGATAATGAATATGGTGCGGCACCTTATACAAGTGGTAACAAAAAACTTTGGAATGATTTAGAAAAAGGTATTATTAGAGATACAACAGGACTAGAGATTAATTCTGTTTATGCAAGACCGGGTTTAAGTAAAATGATTCCTGTAAATGATTACGGAGAATTATTAGATCCTATTAGAGCAGGTATAGTAGGAGAATTAAATCAAAGTAACTTTAAACAAGAATATGACTTTGGTGACAACGCACCTAGTGAATTTTCTTGGAGAAATTCTAGTTGGTATCCATACGCAATTCAAGTTGCATTAATGTTAATGAAACCTGCAGAGTATTTTGGTAAGTTATTTGACACTGGTCAAAACGAAATTGCACCTAGTGGAAACTTTTTATACAAAATTACAGGTAAAGTTTTAGATCTAACTGATGTTAGAATCCACGAATCGGTTGTTAATAATGTTAAACACTTTGGTTATGGTTATCATACATTTATTGTTGAATATTTAAAAAGTCAAAGCAAAGATAGTATAAGCGTTTATCAGGACAAAATTAAACGCACATCAATGAACTTGGTTTACAAGGTCGGCGGCTATACAAGTAAAACTAGACTAAGAGTTTTATTAGAAACAAATAATAATGCTAATTCACAAAGCGTGTTCTTACCAAATGAAAACTATGAAATTCTTTTAAGAACAAGTAATCCTGTTACTTCTAAAAAGATTAGTGGTATCATTGTTGAAAAAGCAACAGACGGATTTAAGATTAGAGGTTATGACAGATATGATCCTAACTTTATTATTAGAAAACCTATCCATACAAAACAAGATCCTGTTATTAATGTAGGCGGACAAAGTGCAAGTTTTGTAAACTGGAATGCAAACAAATTTTATACAGCAGGACAAATTGTTGAATTAACAAACGGCGGGTTCTGGAGATGTACAGTACAACATACAAGCACAACAGAGTTTGACGATAGCAAATTTATTAGATTACCTGGATTGCCAACAACCGGCGGCGCAGAAGTACAAAAAGCAAAAAGATATGAGTCAACAAATACAATTATTCCATACGGAACAACGTACACAAAAGTACAAGATGTTTATGATCTTATTATGGGATATGGCGAATATCTAAAAAGTGAAGGGTTTGTATTTGACAAGTACCAAGAAGTTATTAAAGAAATTCAAGACTGGGCATTTTCTGGCAAGGAATTTTTATTTTGGAGTACCCAAGGTTGGGTAGAAGGAAGTGTTATTACATTGGCTCCATTCGCTGATGGTTTGAAATTTAGTTTCAACTATGCACAGGTTGATAATGTACTAAACAGTTTTTATGAATACACATTATTAACAGCAAGTGGTACACCATTATCAAAAGATAATTTTACAACCACTAGAGAAAGTGGTGTGTTTACTCTAAGACCTATTGATACAAATAATGGTTTATATTATGCACAATTAAATCTAGTGCAAAAAGAACATCTATTAATTTTTGATGATAGAAGTGTATTTGGTGATATCATTTATGACCAAGAAGCAGGATATAGAATACAACGTTTAAAATTATTAGGATTTAAAACAAGCGAGTGGGACGGCGACACATATAGTCCAGGATTTGTTTATGATGAAGCACAGGTTACTGATTGGATACAAAACCAAGATTATTATCTAGGTGATGTTGTAAGAAACAAAAATTTATATTATAGTGCTAAGAAATTTATTCCTGGTACAGTAACTTTTGATTTTAACGATTGGGTTTATTTAGGTACTAAACCTGTTGCTGATTTATTACCTAACTTAGATTATAAAGCAAGTTCGTTTGAAGACTTTTATAGTTTAGAAAGTGAAAACTTTGACGTTCAACAAACACAATTTGCACAACATTTGGTTGGATATCAAAAGAGATCATATTTAGATAATCTTATTAAGGATGAAGTGTCACAATTTAAATTCTATCAAGGATTTATTAAAGAAAAAGGCACAACAAACTCTATTAGTAAAATTCAAAGACTACAACTTGATCAGGTCGATACTAGCATTGAATCAAATGAGGAATGGGCATTTAAAGTTGGAAGTCTAGGAAGTAAATCAACAACAAAAGAAATTGAATTTGCATTAGATGAAGCATTAAACGTTGATAATCCTCAAGGCTTTGATTTTGTAAGTGCTGTAACATCAGGTAAGAAAAGCAGTAACGTTATCGAATTATTATCTAAAGATATTGCTGTTAAACCAAACGATTATAATAATAATCCTTGGCCAACTTTTGATATGACATTACCTGGTAACACAGTAGATAAAATACACAGATTACCTGTTGCTGGTTATCCTAGATTAGATGATGTGACAATGACGGTGTTTAATTATGATGAACTCATTGGAAACACAGTTGTAAATTCATTAGGTGAAGGATCATCGGTCTGGGTAGCAAGAAGCAAAAATAAGGATTGGGATGTCTATAGACTTGTTGGTAATAGAGCAAGGGTTATTGAAACAGATGATTTACAAACATCTCTTGCTTCGGGTATTATTACATTAAACACAGATGTTCCACACTTATTGACCAAAGGTGAACTAATAAGCATCAAAGATTTTGATATCGATGTTGACGGTGTTTACGAAGTTAATAGTATTACAAGTCCTACACAATTTACTATTGCTACAACTTTAGAAGATTTAGATATCACTGAAGATAGTGCAACAGGATCATTACTTGAATTACAAAGTGTAAGATTAACAAGTGTTGACGATATTAATAATCTTAAAGACATTTCATCTTACAATGTCGGCAGTTCGGTTTTCGCTGATGACGATTCAACAGGAAACTGGGCAGTATACAAAAAGACAGAAGCATACACTAGAAACAAATACGGTGCACCTAACACAGTAGTAGGACAAAAGTTTGCTACAAAAATTGTTAGTGGTGACCAAGGAAGACTTATTATTGCTTCAAGCATAGCGTCGGGTGATGAAGGTACTGTTTCTGTGCTAAGACGTAAGTTTAACACAAACATTACTTCACTATCTCCTGTACAAGGTTTTGCACTCAGCGACAACCCATTAGACGATTTAGTAACTGGTACACCAGAGTTTGGTTCATCATTGGCACTATCAGGAACTGATAATACAATGGCAGTTGGAGCACCTAGAGCCAACAATCCTAAAATTGCTATAAATGACGATCCTAACAACAAATTCTTTAAGGTTAGTTTGTTAAACTCGGTGGTAAGACCAAGTGTAAGAGAAGGTGTTGTTAAATTGTTAGAGTATGACACTGCGTCAAACCTATTCGTAACAAAATATATTCTTGCTTGTCCTGATGTAAACAACGATGCTAACTTTGGTTATTCACTGGCTGTTAGTGACAATAGATTAGTTGTTGGTGCTCCAGGCGTAACAAACAGCCAAGGTAAGGTTTACATTTACACTAAATCAGTTCAACAAGATGGTAGCACAGTTGATTGGCAATTATCTTCTGCGATGCCTGAATTGCATTTAGGCGTTGATGCACAAGACGGTGATAGATTTGGTGAAACCATTGCCGCAACCAAAGATATGGAATTAATTGCAGTTGGAGTTCCAAATGCGGAAGTTTCAAATGCAGACGGAGACAGTACCAAGAACGAGGGTGCTGTATATGTTTATAGATATGCAGATGAAAGTGGCATATATGATTTAGTACAAAAAATTGATCTTTCAAATACTGATATTGCTACTGGTGATAGATTTGGTGCAAGTATCACAATGAGTGATAAAGGTGAAACATTAATTATAGGTGCACCTTACAGCGATCAGAACAACACAAACAACGGTGCTTTGTATTATTTCCGTAAAACAACAGATGAAAGCACAACAGACGTTTATGAATTTGTTCAAACTATTTTAAGTCCAACAACAGAAGTTGGCGAAAGATTTGGCTCACAGGTAAGCCTTAATAACGCAGGTACAAGTTTTGCGGTAACTGCCGAAGGCGGAAGCAATTATTTAGAAACAACATTTGACGATAGCGGAGTACTAGAATTTCCAACTACGTTTGATGCTAACACAACCAAGATACAGGATTACCAACAAGGTTCTGGTACAGTTTACACATATACAAAACTTGGAACTAAATTTGTGTTTGGTCAAAAATTAACAAGTTCGGATGTAAGAGAAAAAGACGGCTTTGGTACAGGATTAAATTTTGCTGTAAACAGCGTATTGGTTGGTGCACCAGGAGCCATTACAACAGATGAAAATATTCAAACAGGTTCATTGTATGTCTATCAGAAACAAGCAACTGCTGGTTGGGATAAAACTAGGTATGAACCTGAATTAACTGATCCTTATAGGGTTAAAAATGTTTTTACATATAACACCGAAACAAGTCAAGTTAAAGATTATTTAGAAGTCATAGATCCTGTTAAAGGTAAAATTCCTTACCTAGCAGAAAAAGAACTTGCATACAAAACAGATCACGATCCAGCAATTTATAGTGCAAGTGATCTTTCAGTTAATGTAAATGCTAACAAACCTTGGACAGACGAACACGAAGGAGAGTTATGGTGGGATTTAAGCACAATTAAGTATCTTTGGTATGAACAAGGCGACACAGAATACAGAACAAATAACTGGGGATCATTCTTCCCAGGTTCGAGCATTGATGTTTACGAATGGATAGCAACTGATCTAACACCAACTGAATGGTTAGATGTTGCAGATACAAACGAAGGTATTGCTTCGGGATTTAGTGGAACACCTAAATATGACAATAATACCTATGCTGTAAAACGTGTTTACAATGCAACAACAAATACATTCCAAACACGTTATTACTATTGGGTAAGAAATACAGTAATTGTTCCTGAAAAAGATTTTAGAACATTGCCTGCTGTTGAAGTGGCAAGCATTATTGCTAATCCGGTTGCATATGGTATTAAGAGTTTACAATTATTAGGCAAGAATAGAATTAGTTTATCTAATGTTAAAACAACATTAAGTGATACAGATATTTCACTTGCTGTTTACTATTCAACGGTTGCAACAGATTTACCAGAACACAATGAATGGTTAATATTACAAGAAAATCAAACACAAAAAATTGATCACAAACTTTTAATTAAAAAGTTATATGATAGTTTAGTTGGTTTTGATGATCAAGGTAATGCTGTTCCTGATCCAGATTTACCTAAGCAAAGAAAATATGGTATTCAAATACGTCCAAGACAAAGTATGTTCCAGGACAGATTGAATGCATTAAAAGTCGTATTAACTTATGTCAACGATGTACTTGCAAAAAATAGAATTTCAGACACTAGAGATATTAGTGGATTAAGCAGAAATGATCCACAACCTAATACACGTTCAGGAAAGTATGACGTTAAGGTTGACAACTTTAGTGATATAGCAAATCTTGGAACACAAGATTTAATAACAGCAACACTAGGTGTTGAACTTAAAAACGGTAGGATTGAAAAAGTTTCAATAGTTAAACCAGGCTTTGGTTACAAATATGCTCCTGAAGTTACCGTACTTGGTGACGGATCCGGTGCTGTTGTTAAAACAACAATTGATTCAAATGGTAAAGTTACCGGAACAGAAATTGTTAAGAAAGGTCAAAATTATAATAAGTGCGAACTTGTTGTTAGACCATTTAAAGTATTAGTTGATATTGATGAAACTGCTAAAAATTATTGGACTATGTATGAATGGAACGAAACAACAAGTTTATGGATAAGAACAAATACACAAACTTATGATCTTAGCAGATTCTGGAGTTATAAAGATTATATTTCACAAGGATTTGATATTGATACAACAATTGACTGGAAAATTTCAGCACCGTATCAATTAGATACTATTACTGACGAAGTTGGCGATTATATTGAAGTTGATAATGCGGGTGATGGTAATAAAATGATTTTACAAAAAGTAGAATCCAATGGTACTTATAATAGCAATTATGATCTTAAATTTAAACAGCGTGGTACAATACAGTTTAATGACAACTTGTATGACTACACATTATTAAACTTTGGTTTTGCTGGAACAGAAAACTTTGATATTAACCTGTTTGATGAACAGCCAGCGACAGAAACAAGAATTATTCTTGATGTAATTAGAAATTATATCTTTGTTGACGATTTACGTGAACATTGGAACAAACTATTCTTTGTTGCTGTTAAGTATGCATTAAGTGAAAATGTGTTTAGTGATTGGGTATTCAAAACAAGTTTCCTTAACGTTGTTAATAACCAAGGCGGGTTTAGCAAAAAACTTAATTACAATATTACAAATCCTGCGTTCATTGAGGACTACATCAAAGAAGTTAAACCTTATAGAACAAGCGTAAGAGAATTTGTTACACGTTATAACAGCACTGAAACGAATAATATTGGAACAACTGACTTCGATTTACCAAGTTATTACAATGAAAGTACAGGTAAATTTGAAGTATTAAACATTGACTCGGAACAGATAACACAATCTCCATACAATAATTGGTTTGACAATTATACCTATAGTGTAGGATCGTTTGTTATCAGTGATCCAGGTGAGGGTTATACGCAAAATCCGTTGATTGTTATTACAGGTGGTAGAGAAAGTAAAACACCTATCGTACAAACTAAACCATATATTACATTAGTTGACAAAGACTACGACGGAACACATTTTTATATTAAAACAACAAGTTTACCAAATCACAGTTTCCCTACTCAGGTAAATCGACCAGTTGCACAGGATTTTGTATTTAAAATTCCAAGGTTCCCACAGAAGGCACTGACAGCAGTTTCAACGCCTATGGGACCAATCGGTGTAGCAACAAATGGTGTTGTGTTCTTTAATCCAAAGTCTGCGGAAACAGAACTAAGAAACGGAACTGTTTATACAATAAATGCACCAGATGATGATGCAGTGCATTTGGGTTTACGTGATGGAGGTCATATAGATCCAGATGGTACATATCATTATCATAGCGATCCTGTAAAACTTTACACGAAAGATAAAACAGTTCATTCACCATTATTAGGTTATGCTTTTGATGGATATCCTGTTTACGGTCCTTACGGTTACAGCAATCCAAACGGTCCAAGTGATCCTAAGGTAATAACATCTAGTTACAGATTAAAAACACAACCAAGAGCAGACGGCTCTATTCCGAATGGAAGATACATTGAAGACTTTGAGTTTGTTGCAGGGTTAGGCGATCTTGATCAACACAACGGTAGAGTTTGTGTTACTCCTGAATATCCTCAAGGAACTTACGCATACTTTGTTACGGTTGATCCTAATGATACAGATATACCTGTTTATCCATATATTATAGGACCTCAGTATGGAGGTCAACCAGTATTACCTAATGGTAATTTTGAACTACCAAGCGGTCCTACCGCTGACGCTACCGCGGAAGCCTTCGTTGCACGAGGAAAACTGAGAGAGATTCGACTAAAAACAGAAGGCAGTGGTTATACAAGTGCTCCAATTCTTACTGTAATTGGCGGCGGTGGTGAAGCAGTGACCAAGGTTGCTAAAGCAGTACCGGTTCTTAAAAACGAGAAAGTAAGAATCAATACTATTAATATGAAGTTTGATAGACTTAATACTAGCAACGTTATTTTAAGTGAAACCACAACAGACACTTATACAGCAACAGAAGGTCAAGTTACATTTAAACTTACCTATGTTCCTACACTAGATAAACGTCAATTTGAAATTAATATTGATAATGAAACTGCTTATATTGAATCTTATGACATTACCATTAAGTCTAAAACAGATTACACATATAAAGCAGAAGAAGGTTATATTATCTTTAAAACACCTCCAGGTCAAGGTGCAAATGTAAGCATCAAATACAAGAAAAACATCGACCTGATGAGTGCAACTGATAGAATTGAATACTATTATTCACCAACTGCTGGTATGCCAGGTAAAGAACCTGCACAATTAATGACAGGAGTTGAATATCCTGGAGTTCAAGTACAAGGTTTAGACTTTGGTGTCAGCGTAGGTTGGGACGGTTTACCTTGGTTCAGTCACGGTTGGGATACATTCTCAGGATCAAACACTGACTATGCTTTTAGAGCCGACGGAAATACAAATACATTTACACTTCCTTATGTTCCAGAAGACCAGTCAAAAGTTAATGTTTACTTTGATGGTGTAAGACAGGATCCTACAAACACACCAACTATTATTGGTGACGGAACAAATGCAACCGTAACATTAAACGTTACACCGTCATCAGGAGTATTAGTGGTATTCCGTCAAGAAGATTCAGACGGAAGTCTTGTTCCAACAGACGTAAACAATCTTGATTCTATTATTTCAGGCGGCACGTTTGCTTATGATACAGCAACAGGTAGTAAACCGGAAGATATTTCACTAGACGGCGATGGATTCGTAACACCTTATACGTCACACGCACCAGAAGAAGTAGTACCAGGTCAGGTATTTGACACAGTTTCAATGAAGATTTACAATGCACCAGCAGACGGCTCACCGATTATTGTTACAAAAAGACATTTTGGTGACGGTGTAGAAACAACATTTGGATTTGATAGATTACCTGGAACAGAAGCAAGTATATATGTAACGCAAAATGCTCAGTATCTAACTGACAGCGACTACACAATTAACTGGAAAAACAAAACTGTAACACTTTCTACAACACCTGCGTTAAGTGAAGTTGTAACAATTCAAACTTTAAATGTTGCAGGAACTAAAATTTTAGAAAGAGCAACGTTTACCGGTGATGGGTCAACAACTGAATTTGAATTAACAGCAAAATATGAAGATGTTAAGAGTGCGTTTGTAACAGTTAATGGTATTAAGAAAGATTATGTACTTAGAAAAGCAAATAATGGATCAATTATTGTTGATGTTTCTTACACAACACCAACGGATCATATTATTCAGATAGTTGCACTATCAACAACAGCAAAAACATTTAGTGAAATTAAAACAGACGAAATCATTCACGATGGTTCAACATCAGAATATGCACTTTCAGAAGTTCCAGGCGATATTGCACCACTTCACGCAATGGCTATTGTTGAAGTTAATGGTGTAAGATTAAAAGCACCGGACACTGTTTACTATGTTTCTAATGGTGTAACACTTGATTACCTTGTAAGTCAAGATCCAAACTATCCAACATTTACACTAGCACTTGGTGAATTAGAAGTTTACTTGAATGGAGTTAAGTTAAAGGCAATTTCAGACTATCAATTTGACACTGCGACAAACTTGTTAACATTCTATGACGGTAATCTAACAGCAGGTGACGTAATTGCAATTACTATTTTAAGAAATCACGACTATGAAATTAATGTACACGATCAAGCAGATAGTTCAAGAGCGGCTTATGTAAGATTATTAACAAGCCATAGTGATCAGGATAAAGTTAATGTTACAACATTTACAAATCACGATGCAAACTTAATGCGTAAAGAAGTTTTTGCAGGTAACGTTGGTGGAAATTATACATTATCAAGAGTAGCAGTTGATACAAACTATGTTTGGGTTGAACTAGACGGACAACCGTTGCGTGGTGATATTGATTATAAAGTTTTAGATGACAGAAGATCTGTTTATATCGATGATAGAATTACTCAAGCAACAACATCAAGAGTAGTTATTACTTCATTTAGCGAAGAAATTTCATATGATGCTGTTGGATATCATATTTTCAAAGATATGTTAAACAGAACACACTTCAAACGTATTAGTGCTCAGGATAGAACTAAATTAACATCTGCACTAGTAAAAACAAGCACACAAATTGAAGTGGAAGATGCAAGTTTCTTACCTGAACCGAGCAAAGACAGACGTGTTCCAGGCGTAATATTTGTTGATAGAGAAAGAATTGAATATTATGAAAAATCTGGTAACATATTAAAACAAATTACTAGAGGTACACTAGGTACAGGTTTGAAAGATAACTATCCAATTGGTACTTTAGTTGAAGATGCTTCGGTTAATCAGACAGTTCCATACTCAGATACGGTAAATGTGTATGAAAGTGTTATTAGAGATGGTTTACCACACGGTCGTCAAACACACGTTTTAGAAACGCTTAATATTGTAAGCGGTGTTGATGCTCACGATCAGGTTGAAGTGTATTTGGGCGGCAGAAAACTACAAAAACCAACACCAACTGCTAATCCTATCAAAGATCATAACATTGAAATTGCTTTTGATAGTTATGAAACTAACAGTGTTGGTACAGCAAGTGATGTAGAGCAAGTACCAGAGTTTACTGTAGAACCAGTCAGCGACAGTACTGTTAAAGGATATTATAAATTAGTATTAAGAGATGTGCCTCAAGATGGTTTGGAACTAAAAGTTGTACAAAAACAAGGCAGAGTTTGGTACGAACAAGGCGTCACAACCGCGTCAAACGGGGTCACACTGCAAAGGGCGGAAACAACACAGGCTAAATTCTTGCTAGAGAGAACCTCTGGTTTACCTGTAATAAATATTAAGGAAGTATAGTATGTCAGACACTGAACAAAATAAGGAAGAGAACGTGCAAAAAGAAGTAAAAAAGCCTAACGAAAACTCAGGAGTTTTAATGGAAGGGCACATCAAGATTTTTGACCCAGAATCGGGCGAAATCCTTGTAAACAAACGTAATGCAATCCATTACGAAAATATGAGTATCTCACTTGCTGAGTCTTTGGGTAACGAAGGCAAAGGTAACATAGTTGAGATGGCATTTGGTAACGGTGGTACTACCGTTGATCCAACTGGTATTATTACATATTTGACGCCAAACAATTCAGGTGTTAACGCTTCCTTATATAATCAAACATTCTACAAAACAGTAGATGATAATAATACTAACAATACTGACCCTGCACGTAACTTTATTGAAACTAGACATACATTAGGAACAACATATACAGATATTTTAGTAAGTTGTTTGTTAGACTACGGTGAACCAACTGGCCAGCAGGCATTTGATAATGCAACTGATATGGACGGAGTTTATGTTTTTGACGAATTAGGTCTTAAAGCATACTCACCAAGTGGAGCAAACCAAGGAAGATTATTGACTCACGTTATTTTCCACCCTGTACAAAAGTCCTTGAACAGACTAATACAGATTGACTATACTGTGAGAATACAAAGTTTGACTAACATAAGCGAGATTTAAGAATGGCATATACTGTTAACTTTTCAGACTATGTACAAAAAGCACCGATCACTGTCGATGATAACAGTAGGAACACTTCTGACACATCATTAACGCTTATTGGTCGTAACGAACCAAGTTATGGTCAAGCACTTGCAGAAAATTTTGTACACATATTAGAAAATTTTGCAAACGCTACACCACCAAACAATCCTATCGAAGGACAACTTTGGTTTGATAGCGGTACAAATAGATTAAAAATAAATGATTCAACTGCCGGTGCAAGTAACTGGAGACCAGCAGGTGGTGTTCACGTTGAAGCGATTGAACCAACTAATCCTATCAAAGGTGATGTTTGGGTTGATACAACAAACACACAATTATATATTCATACAGGATCACAGTTCCAACTTGTAGGTCCTAACTTTAGCGGCGGATTAAAATCAGGTGCTCAAGCAGAGAACATAACTGATACCGCAGGTAACACTCATACAATTATTAAAAACTTTGTTGACGACAAAGTTGTTACAATTATTTCAAAAGATCAATTTATTCCAAGACAGGTTATTGAAGGATTTACAGAACTTTATCCGGGTATTAATATTTCAAATACAGACTTTGATGGTAATGGTATTGTTCTTAATAAACTTCACGCAACAGCAACAAAGGCTGATGCACTTAACGTAACACAGCCTGCAATTGAAGTTGTAAATGCAAATAACTTTTTAAGAAGTGATATTACAGATACAATGAACGGACAATTATATGTTCGTAACAATGGTGGTATTACTGTTGGTTCAAATCAAATTTTCAACTTAGAAATTGCAAGTAATAATGCTGTTATTAAAAATAACTCATTAGACGGTAACATTGATTTTAAAGTTTATCCAAATGCAGATAAAGTTGTGCAAACTGTAATGCGTGTAAGCGGATCAAACAAACGTGTTGGTATTAATAACTTATCTCCAACTGTTGATTTAGATGTTAAAGGTGCAGGACACTTTTCAGATTCATTAATTGTAAGTGCAACAACAAACGCAGATACAACCGTAACAGCGGGTACAACAGGTGCATTAAGAGTAGTTGGCGGTGCTGGCGTTGGCGGTAATTTATACATTGGCGGAAACGCAACATTTGAAGGACACTTGGTACTAGGTGAAGTTGGTGGAGGCGGTGGTATTGCTATTCTTCCAACTACAAATAGAAATTTAACTATCGGTGGCGATCCTGGAGATGGTAATGGAATTAGAAGTTTCCAAAACATTTATTCAGAAACATTTACAGGTAGATTAGTTGGTACTGTTATTGGTGATGTTATTGGTAACGTAAATGGTACAGCAGATAGATTAGTTGCTAGTACAACATTTAAAGTTGGTGGACACGTTTCAGATACAACAGGATTTAGTTTCGATGGTCAAACAGGCGGAACAACAAAAACATTTAACGTAACACTAACACAAGATGCTATCGAAGACCAAACAGCAACAACAGAAACAAGAACAGATGACGACACTGTTTTAATTTCAAGAGCCAATGAAGGTTTAAAGAAAATTACTTATGGTGATTTCTTTGCAGGCGCGGCAGTTGTTCCACTTGGTGGTATTTTACCTTATGCGGGTACTACTGCACCAGCAGGATATTTGTTATGTGATGGGTCAGAAGTACCGATTGCAAGTTTCAATGATTTATATGGTGTTATTGGTACAACATATGGTACAGGTATTAACCCTGCAACATTTAAAGTTCCGGACCTACGTGGTAGATTCCCACTAGGTAAGGATAATATGGACAACAATAGAACTGTTCAGAACACACAAAACTTACCAGTTGATGCAGGTGGTGGTACAGCAGGACGTATTACTGATACACAGGCACTGTCATTAGGTGGTTCAGGTGGACACGAAACTATTGCATTAGATAGTAACACAACAGGTTCTGGTACACAGTTTACAGATACACAAGGTAGTGGAGCATATCAAACACAAAATATTTTAAATCCATACCTAACATTAAATTACATTATAAGGGCGTTACCGTAATGAGTTATACAGTTAATAAAACAGATGGATCAGTTTTAACAGTAGTTGGTGATGGTACTGTTGATACTACTTCTACTGATATTACACTAGTAGGTAGAAAGTTTAGTGGTTACGGTGAAATCCTAAACGAAAACTTTGTAAAAATTCTTGAAAGTTTTGCAAGTAACAGTTCACCTACCAATCCGTTATCAGGACAGATTTGGTATGACACATTAGAAGGTCGTTTAAAAGTTTACACGGGAACAGAGTTTAAACCAACAGGTGGTCCATTAGTAAGTGATACACAACCAAAAGGACTTGTATCAGGCGACTTATGGATGGACTCATTAAGAAATCAATTGTATTTTTATGATGGCATTGATTTAACACTTGCAGGACCTATATATTCTAAGCAAGAAGATACAAACGGTTGGGTAGTAGATACAATTATTGACAATGGTAACAACGGTCGTGTTGTTTCTAAATTGTATGTTAACGGATTATTGGTAGCAATTTTAAGTAAGGTTGAATTTACACCTTTATCAGCAGTTACAGGTTTTAGTACTATTAAAGTTGGATTAAATTTTTCAACAAACGTAAGCGGATTAAAACTACACGGTTCGGCAACATCAGCAGATACTATTGCAGGTATTGATCCAGGTAACTTCCTACGTGCTGATATTCCATCAAGTGCCAATGCGGCATTGAGTATTCAAGCAGACGGTGGTTTAACTGTTGGTACTGATTCCGATTTAACAATTTCAATTAGTGGTGATAACACACTTATTACAAATAACCTACAAGGTAGAGATTTAAAAATTCGTGTTAACAATATTAGCACAGGTATTATTGATGGTTTAGCATTTGATAGTTCCGCTCTTAAGGCAGACATTTATCCAGGGCAGTTATCAAGTACAGCACAGTTTGGTGGTAATGTAATTGTTGACGGTGATCTAACTGTTAGCGGTACAACATCATATGTTGAAACAACAAACTTTAGAGCAAAAGACAAAAATATCGAAATGAACTACATTGATGGTTCAAGCGAAACAGACGTTCTAGCAGATCAAGGTGGATTTACTTTAAAAGGTGATACTGATCACACAATTACTTGGACAAACGCTTCAAAAGATTGGACAGTAAACGATCATTGGGGTTTAACATCAGGCAAACATTTTAGAATTAACAATGCAAGTGTATTAAGTGAAACTAACTTAGGTACAACAGTTGTTAATTCAAGTTTAGAAAGTGTAGGAACACTTAGAGAATTACAAGTTGATGACATTTATATTAATGACGGTGTTATTTCAACTAACGTTTCTAACGTTGACATTACTTTAGATCCAAATGGAACAGGTAATGTTAAGATGAGCAACGCACAAATTAAAGAAGTTGCTGATCCAACAGACGTTACTGACGGTGCTAACAAAAGATATGTTGATGCAACAGTTAATAGTAAAACACTTGCACTTACATTAAACGTAACAGGATTTGCTGATCAAGATAACGTTGAAATTCCAAATTGGTTAGGTGTTATTGCACCGGTAAGTAGTTACGAAGATGGAACAGAAGCAAGAATAATTTGTGAAACATTAACATTAGGCGGCGGTTCAACTGCGGTATCTGTTACAAGAACAGGTACTGGTTCGTCAAACGAAGTTGTGGTTGTTGACGTTGCTGTAGATAAAAACGGAACATTAAATAGTCAAAGTGTTGTACAAGACTTTAGTTTCCCTAACGGTATTACACTATCAGGTAGTTCGATTGGTGTAAATCGCCAGGCAAAACTATTTAGGATTGTTGGTGGTACTTGGACGTTTGTACAAAACTTATAGGAAGTGAGCGATGCCATATACATTAGATAGATTCGACGGAACAACTTTAGTAACACTGGCAGACGGTGTTGTTGATAATACAACTGATTTACAATTAGTCGGTCGTAATGTTGCTGGCTATGGTGAAATTCAGAATGAAAACTTTATCAAGTTACTAGAGAATTTTGCTAGAGCAGATACTCCACCGAGCAAACCATTGGTTGGTCAATTATGGTTCGATAAGAATCAAGATAAATTTAGACCTGCGGTATTTGATGGAACACAATGGAGAACACTAGGTGTTGTTCAGGTTACATCAGTAGAACCTAACAATAGAAAAGAAGGTGACCTTTGGTGGGATAGCACAAACAATCAATTATATGGTTGGACAGCAGACGGTGACCAACACGTTTTAATTGGACCTGAAAGTTTAACAGGATTTGATGTTACCAGATGGGTAACAATGAAGTTAACAGATACTTCAGCGGTAGATCATCCTGTTGTTGTAGGATATGTTGATGGCGATCCATTTGTGTTAATGGCCGATACAGCATTTACAAATGATCAAAACGTAACACCTTTGGTAGGGTTTGATACAATTAAAACAGGAATGAATTTGGTAAACACCAACAACGATGGTGTTACAACTGGAAATTCAAGATACACAGGTACAGCCACAGATGCTACTAGACTAAAAGGTAGAGATGGCGATACCTATGCAAATAGATTAGACGATGAAGTTATTACAGGAAAATATTCTTTTGCAACTGACCTAGGTCTTACAGTTGGTGATAGTGCAGAAATGTCACTTAAAGTTTACAATGGTAATGAACCTGTTATTATTAACGAAACAGGAACAACATTAGGACTAGGTGTAAACTATCCAGGTAGTTCAACAGACAAAAGAGTTATTGTAATTTCTAATAAACAAATTTTACCTTACATTGATAACACAATGGATTTAGGTAGTCCAAGTCTTAAGTTTAGAAACATTTATGGTGATGCCATTTATGCAAATATCGTTGGTGACATAACTGGTCAATCAGCAGGTACACACACTGGTAATACTTTTGGTACACATACTGGTGCTGTTACAACACCAACCGTTAGCAACACAGGCGGTACACCTATTATTGATGCAGATGCAACTGTACAATATCCAGACATTGTTGCAAGTGCTGGTGTAGTAAATGGTAAGTTCTTAGGTGCGGCGGCATACACAATTAACGGTATGGTGCTTAACGAAGATCAGGTTGTTACTGCTAATCACGATTTTACAGGAAATATTGAAGTTACCGCGGCAGGTAGTTTAACACTTAACGGTACAACAACTGCTAATGGTACAATTAATGCAGACAGAATTCAAACTACTAACTCATATATTGCAAAAGGTGTAATTGGTAGAGGTGCTAAATTTAATGGCTTAACAGATTTAAACACAGGTGTTACCGACTTAACAATTGATAGGGTTACTATTAAAGAATCAACTATCAAACAAAACAGTAGATTCGAAGGCGGAACTATTGACGGTACTGCAATCGAAGGTGCAACAATCGGCGGAGCGGCACCTGCCGTTAACATCATTTCAACATTGTACACTGATACTGTTGGTAAGTCATTTTCAAGAATTAGTGATGACGGTACATTTAATAATGCAAACAACAACACCGTTGTTACAGCGTTAGCAATTAAACAGTATGTTGATACAAAAGTCGAAGGTGTTACAAATGATGTTGTGTTCCATATGGACACAAAAGATATGACACAGGCAGATGTTTTATCACAGTTAAACAGAATCGCTCCGGCAATTAACTATCCTGAAGGAACTTATGCAAGAATTTTAGGTTCTTATTATTTTAATGATGTTCCTAGAGACTATTATGGCAACAAAAAATATGTTGTATTTTATGGTAGTGGTCGAAGATTAACAGGTATTGGTTACATTGGTGGTAGAGCAACATCTGACAATACAACAAGAACAGACGTACTAACAGCCAAGAGTGCTATTACAGGATACTTGTATCAAAGACAAGCAGGAAGCCAAGCGGTAGTAAGCACACAGTCGGTTACTTTAAATGCCAACTTAGGTAACTTGGCGACACTGATTAATTCAAGAACATTTAGTGGTTGGTTAGAATTTAATAATAAATTAACAGCGGCAGAAGCCAATGCTATTGGTAATCCTGCTATTGAAAATGCATACGTACTTGCAATCAAAGATGGAGTTGTGTTAGATTATTCTAGTACAGCAGGTCAGCAGTTATTGTATGATGGACAACAAAACTTTAGAAGAACCGGCGCAGAACAGTTTGACGGTGCAGTAACATTAGGTAACGTTGGTAACATTGTTGAAGGTTACAATTTTGACTATACTTCTGTACAGGATAATGCTATCTGGGTTTACAAAGGATCGTTCTAATGTGGAATTTGGTAGAAGGATATATTACCAACGTAGATGAGATTATGGAACAGGTAAAAGAACACGAATTAAAAGGCAGATTTACTTTCAGAGGCAAAGGCGGTTCTGAACAGCATAATACCGCTTATGGTGAAAGTCATTTTAGTTCTCTGTTTCAAAAAGATATGGAACCAAGTTTGGTAGACACTATTTGGAAGACCATTCCTGAAAACGAAACTTTTAGAAAATGGTGTTCACAGGTTGTTGTAAACAAATATCAAGAAGGTGATTATCTTGTTAGACATCAGGATAGCCAAGGTGGTTATTGGAAGTTTCATCTTGTTTTTCTAACAGAAGGTCGTCCACATTTTAAATACTGGGACGATGAAGATGAAGGGCATTTAGTACAAGAAAAACGAGGTGCTATGTTTAATATGCCAATTAGAACTTGGCACGAAGTAACAAAAATAGAGGAAGGCGAAGATCCTAAATATAGTCTTTGCTTGATATGGGAATAAAACTATGGCAGTAGAAACTAAGACATTTTTGTTTAATAAAAATAACGGTGAACTAATTGGAGAATTACCAAGTGGTGCTCACGTAAAAGGCTTAGATGGAACACAGGTAATGACAAAGGTTGTTAACTTTGATCCTAAAACACATTTTTGGGCAGGTGGCTGGAACGGTGGCTTACAAGCCATTGCAGATGCCGTTGTAGACAAAAATCAAGTAATTGAAGAAGATCTATTAGACATTAATGTAGCAGACAACATTGGTGAACAGTATCCGATATTTAAACAATTAAACATTATAGCAGATATGCTTAATCAATCAGAGGTACCAAACACACCAGAATTTACTGCTATGTTGGAATACATTAACAACGAACGAGAAAGAAATAAAGCACGTAAAGAAGTGTATCAACAAAGCGATACACCATACACATATATTTCTAAAGAAGATATCAAGTTAATGATTAACAAAAGACTAGGGAAAAATTAAAGGGTAAATACTAATATGCCATACATTGTAAACACATATAACGGTCAACAAATTGCGGTAGTAAATGACGGTACTATTGATCAAACCACAGACCTAAAACTTATAGGTAAGAACTATGCAGGGTTTGGTGAAATCCTAAACGAAAACCTAGTTTACCTTTTAGAAAACTTTTCAGGTTCCGCTCAACCACCTAATGCGGTAGCAGGACAAATTTGGTATGATTCAGCAAATAAAGTTTTAAAATTTTATGACGGTAATAAATTTAGAATTGCCGGCGGTGCTGAAATTGGATCAACTGCTCCTACAGGTTTAGCAAGAGGTGACCTTTGGTGGGAAACAGACGGTGAACAATTATATGTTTACAATGGTGAAGAATTTATTTTGGTTGGTCCTGTTGCAACAGGCGGTGAAGGTGTATCACAGTTACAAGCGGTAACAATTAAAGATACACTTGCAAATGATAGAACTATTCTTAAAGTAACTATTCAAGACGTTCCGGTTGGTGTTATTTCAAAAGATGAGTTTACAATTGATTCAAGTAAAAATCCTATTACAGGATTTAGTGATGTTAAAAAAGGATTTAATCTAGCAAGTACAGGTGTTATTCCTAACATTAAGTATTGGGGTATTGCTGATGACTCAGATAAACTAGGCGGTATTCCTGCGGCACAATATATTCTTAACAGTGGATTACAAACATTCTCTGATATTGTTAAATTTAACAGTGATGAAGGTATTACACTTGGTGCTGGACAAGATTTAAAATTACATATTACAGATGGTGACACTGGTAACATTACAAACCAAGTTGGTAATGATTTAAAAATTAATTTACAAGTAAACAATATTAATACACACGTTGCTACTTTTGAAAACAGTGATTTTGTTCCTGCATCAAACGGTACAGGTTCGATTGGTACATTAGCAAATAAATGGGGAAGCATTTTTGCTAACAATATTACACTAGATCAAAACGGTGACCTAAACGGTAATACAGCAGGATTGCATACAGGAGATGTTGTTGGTAACGTAACAGGTAACGTAACAGGTAACGTAACATCAAACACAGGAACAAGCACATTTAACAATGTAACAGTTAACGGATCTATTACAGGTTCATTAGTTGGTACGTCAACAACTGCTGAGTTAGTTGAGTTAGATGGTGGTTCGGGTGTAGCGGCTGTTACAACTGCAACAGCAAATACTATTGCTGGTAGAGATTCAAATGGTGACATTACTGCTAACCTATTCAACGGTACAGCAACAAATAGTAATCAACTAGATGGCGCTCCAGCAGATTTAACACAAACACCAAACACTATTGCTAAACGTGATATTAATGGTGATATTATTGCACGTAAATTCCAAGGTACTGCAACAGCGGCTCAGTTTGCTGACTTGGCAGAGATGTATGCAAGTGATGAACAATACGAACCAGGCACGGTAGTAAGTTTAGGTGGCGACAAAGAAGTTACTGCCACTACTGCATTCTGTGATCCAAAAATTGCAGGTGTTGTTTCAACAAAGCCTGCTTACTTAATGAACAGTGAAGCAGAAGGTGTAGCGGTTGCACTTCGTGGTAGAGTTCCTTGTAAAGTAGAAGGTGCTGTAAACAAAGGTGATATTATTGTTTCATCTCCAAAAAGAGGTGTTGCAACTGCCTTAACAGCAGATAGTTCAATTCCAAATTCAATCTGCATACTTGGAAAATCCCTAGAATCTAATCCAGATACAGGCGTAAAACTAGTAGAAATATTAGTGTAGTACTGCTTTAAAAAGGCGTCTTAAACGTATTTTAAGCGTCATACAGCGGTGGTTATTCGCGATTTAGTATAGTTGATGCCATAGGAAAAATCTTCGCTATAACAGACGCACAGGCGTGAGCAATTTCCATATGTTCTTTTTGGGTACCATTGCCTCCACGCAATTCAATATAGTGTACCCAACTACGCAAAGTTCCGTTCATATACAGTCTTGTTTTGGTAAGTCCTTCTGGAAGAATTTTACGTGCTTGTTCTTTGGCAATTCCTCTTTCGATTGCCCAATCATATATTTCTTTGGAAAGGTCGATAATTCTTTTTTGTTGCTGTTCCCAGTGTGTTTGAAGCAATACATCATCTGCTTCAATTGAATTTTGTCTGTTCTTATGATCCTGCAATCGTGCTTCGCATAATTCGAACATATCTCCCATCTCTTTTGGTTCAGCATAGCGTTGGCTAAACTCCTGGAAACTAAATGAACGATGACGCACAATTTGGTGTGCAATATCACGTGTGGTATTAATTTCTAAACAAGCATTAACCATTTCAAGTGGTGACCAATGACCCCATTTAATTAGATAGCCGATTAGTTTTTCTGCTGTTTCTTTATTGTATTGATTTGCTGGATTTGATACCCTTGCACAAAAGGCAATTAAGTCCTGTACATTTTCTAATCCTTCTGCTTCAAAGTCTTCTGCAGGTTTTGTGTACGATACTAATTTAACTCTTGTCATTTTTTCTTCCTTTTTTCCCTTCTCTTTTAATTTTGAAATTTACTTTTTTTGTAAATTTGTTTCTTAGTTTTTCCACGTTTTTTTGTAGTGCTACAACGTCGATTGAAAAATCAATACTAGCAATAGTATTTTTTCTATTTCTAATATGTTGATTAAGTACTTTTGTTGCTTCTTCTATACTAGGGGAATTTCTAAGGATTGATTTGCAATCAATAATGTTAACTTGACCGTTAACTAAATTTAGTTTGAGATAATTGAGAAATTGGACTGGGAGAGAATTAATGTTAATTTCATTAAGTACATTCTCCCAGTCAGCATTATCTAGATTAATAGTTTTCTCAATTTCTGCCATTTCATAAACTCTCGTTTATGCTTTAACAGTTTCTTTGGAAGTAGACTTCTTAGGCGCATCGATCTCATCCGCTCTACGACGTAAGTCTAATACTTCTTTGTACAGTCTATCAGCCTGTGCTCTGTAGTTACGAGCAATATCTTTATCTGTTAACGCAGGGTCTGTGTTGTTTTCTGCTTTAATAGATAGTTCGCTAATAGTAACACCTCTTTGATCTGCAATCTGTTGATTCAAATCACTTAAACTTAACCAAGTACTCTTGTTAGGTGTAGGTGTAACAGTAACTTCTGCTGTCGGAACCTTAACTAGGTTTCCGCCTGTATGCATAGTTGATAACATATTGTTACCATCTGAGAATTTTCTCACTGCTAGAACTGTGGCAATTTCATATGCATTTTGAGCCTGTTGTGAATCAACTACACTGAACAACTCATCGTGGTAGGACGGAGTAAGTCTTTCAGTTGGGATTATCAATGCATTTGTTTCGTCGTTTGGTACAGTACGATAAGCAATTACTACCTTTTTGCCTTTGTACTCACCAACGTGTTTTACTGGCTGTGCCATATTGTTCTCCTTAAATTAAACACCTGTAACTGCTTTAGCAAGTGCATCATCGGCAGTTTTGTCTTCTGCTTTAGGTGCCTCTGCATCAGCAGGTGCTGGTGCTTGACCTTGTTTTGGTGCTTCGCCTTCAGCAGGCTTAACTGCATCTAAGAATTGAGTTAGTCTGTTGTAAGTGTTTCCTACAACTGCCATCTCAGCGGCCTTAAACGCACCACGTGAACTTGCTACGTCAATAATTGTTTTTAACGCATTAAGATCACTAACAGTTAAATCAGGACCCATCGCCGGAGCACCTTGAGGAGCACCTGCGGGTTGATTTGTTGCTTTTGTTTCTTCAGTCATATCGATATAACTCCTTATTTGTATACTTAATTATATAAGTTGAATACCTGAGGTCATCATTACTGGACAACCCAAAGTAAACATAGTGGCTTCTGACTGTTCTTCAAATCCAATTTGGTAAACAGTTTCCATTTTATTGTCAACTATTTCTAAAGATTTGATTAAACAGAATCTTCCACTTAAATTATTATAAATCCATTGACGACAAAGGTCAACAGTATTCCACGAATTAAACCCAACAACGGCAAATTTAATTTTACCAAAATGATCTGGCATAAAATCTATTTCACGTATATCCAAAACATTTAATGGGTTTGGCTCATCAATTAAAAGACGCATTATGCCGCCTCTTTTAATTCATAATGACAGGTAATGCCGTGTGGTGCTTCAATTGAATCATCGGAATGAATAACCCAAACTGTATCACAATAGTTTTCATCACCCCAGTTATATGAGTAACCGTCAGTGAACACAATAAATTTCTTGGGTTCGATTCCGTGTTCTTTCATATACTTCCAATTTGCATCAAAGTCAGTACCGCCACCACCGGCAAGTTGGTAATCTTCAATTGATTCACCGCTATCAGGTGTGTAGTCTTTTTCGTTGTAAACTTCTGTATCAAAGCACCAAATTTTAATTTTGTAATCGTCATATTGATCACAGATGCCTTTAACTTCACCTAAGAAGTCTTGTGCTTCTCTACTACCAATTGAGCCACTCATATCAAGTGCAATAGCAATATCAATAGTTTGATCAAAATCCATACCAGGAAGTACTGCACCAGTGTGCCAAGCCTTACGTGAAGGACGCATAAATGTATAGTTGCTCTTCATTACAGATTGAATCTGTTGATTCAAAATTTCACGCCAGTTCATCTTAGGTTCAGTAAGTTCTTTAATAATACGTTGTACGCCTTTAGGAACATTACCAACACCAGCCGCCTGTGCTGATGAAACCATAGCCTCTTTTAATTGATCTCTAATTTTACGAAGTTCTTCTTTGGTATAAGTAGGTTGTCCGTCCTTACCTTTTTTCTTTTTAGTTTTACCGTTAGGGCCTTGGCCTTTGCCTTTTTCCCAATCAATGTGTTCGTCAATTAGTTTACCTAACTGCTCAAGTGTTTCTTTGTCGTATTTTTTATAGATATCGTCATACACAGCCTCAGATGCCCAACCATAGTATTTTGGATCGTGAAAGGGTTTAACCTGTGTAATAACTTCGCCGATGTTATGACGAATTAGATCACCGTTAACGCAATAGTCAGCGGCGATATTATAAAGTTGTGGATCGCGATCATCTCTACGAGTAAAGTGATCATAAACACAATGTAGTGTTTCGTGTCCAAATAAAAATTCTGTTTGTTTAAGTGATAGTGTGTTTACAAAGTTTTCATTATAGTAGAAGTTAACACCATCAGTTGCCGCGGTAGAACACCAGTCAGTTGCATCGATTAATTTAAGACGTGTAACCATATTACCAAAAAACGGCTGACGAATTAAAAGACCAATTCTTGCTGTAACTAGTTTCTGTAATACATCTTTTGAATTGATATTAGGATCACGTTCGTAGATTTTTCCATCTAACATATCCTGTTCTACTGCTGTTGTGGTCTGTGACATATAAACTCCTATCTTCTAACTATACTTATAGTATAGCATCTTTTGGATTATTGTCAACCTAGAATTTGGATAAAAATTGGTTTTGCATATCCATTTTGGCTTGCAAATAAGAATAGGATTCTTCCAATTTTCTTGGAGTATATTCTCCGGGTTTGAATACATATTCTACTGCTGAACTTGGAAGTTTTGAAGTTTTAAGACCATCACCTGCGTCAGTTACATAAGGAAGTAAATCCATTTTGGATATAATTGCTACCGCATTTCTATCACAGATTAAAAGAAATTCTGCATACGAGTCGGGTAATGTTCGTCCTTCACTGCTACCTCGCGAGTTCATAAGTTGCAATTCTGCAACATATTTTTTTGGTTGTTTCTTTTTAGCGGTAAAAAGACTTCCATCGGTATACTTCATTTCTATAGTAACACCTTCGGGTCCAATATGATCAACGCCTTCTTGATTAACGTATTGTAAATTTTGATCGGAAAATAACTCTAACGCTTTTTCAAAAAGATCGCTTTTATCAAAGCGTAATTTTCTTTCGTTAAGTTCGTTACCAATTTGATCAACAAGTGTAACATACTTGTTCCAATCTACATTGTTAGATAACCAGTTCTTTAATTCTATAGTTTGCAATACTATTTCTCCTATGCACAACTATATATATTATACTATCTTTTGCTAGGAGATACAACTGGTTTGGTAAAAAAAGTTATAGAGCCATTGCTCTTTCTACTTTATCTAGCACGGCTTTTGAATGTTTACATTTACCGTAATAAGAAAATCCTACACACTCACATTGAAAACCCTTGTCAGTAAGTGCAACATTGTATTCATTACCTTTGGATCCTTTTACAGGCCATTCAATTCCTACCATCCAATGATCCTTAGGATCAAAAAATGTAGGTTTAAGATAATGTGTTTTGAATTTTTTGTTCATAAACTCTCTAATAAAGCGAGGGGATCCGAAGACCCCCTCTATAGTTAGTTTTTAGGAAGCCATTGCGGCTTGCACGTACTTTCCATACTTGTCGTGGAAACGATCAAAGTTCTTTAAATCCTTAGGATTAAAAGGAAGTTTGTAGGTTGTAATTGCAACCCTTGTTCCCATAACTACAAGTTCAGTTTCAAAATTGTCCATCATAAAGCCAAAGAAATTATCAGCCATTTGATTCCAATTTTTAGCCTTTGCCTTAAAAGCCTCTTGTAGTTCATAGCACATACTTACAGTTAGTGAATACATCGCTGAGATGTCTTTACTTTCCATAGTCTTTACTTTACCGTCAAGTATGTCGGTAGGATTTGGCAAAGTTGAAGCAACCTTACGGTGTGCCGCAAATTTAACTGCCAAACCTTCTCCAACGGCGCCTGCCACCAAGTCTGTAAGTGTAGACTCAGGTAAGTCGTCATCGAGAAGTTCGCTCACGAAACTCCAACTACGTGGAGTAGCAAATGCACGTGAACTACTCTTAGGATCAAAGTCATATAGATCCTGTTTTGCAAAAGAGCAGTAACCAACTACATCTGCGTGAATTTTGTTTTCAGTTGCCCACTGCAACCAGTCTTCAAAGTCCACTCTCATTTCTAAGTGGATAAAACGGTTTGCCAATGGAGCCGGCATACGGTACGTTACACCTTTATCGGTTTCACGGTTACCAGCGGCGACAATCATTACGTTGTCCGGCAACTTGTAAGTACCAACCCTACGGTTAAGTACCAATTGATATGCCGCGGCCTGTACTGACGGTGCGGCGGAATTCATTTCGTCCATAAAAAGAACGATGTGTTTATATTTCTTCGCTAACTTCTCATCTGGAAGTTCTACTGGTGGTGCCCATTTCATAGTGTTATCGTTTGCACTATAATAAGGCATACCTTTTACATCTGTTGGTTCCCATAGTGAAAGACGAACGTCAATCAATAGTGAATTTTCAAATGCGTTAGTGATTTGACTAACAATGTCTGATTTACCAATGCCTGGAGGTCCCCATAAAAATACTGGACGACCTTTTGTCATCGCGTGACGCAATGATGCCTTTGCTTCGTTTGGTGTTACTGTACGTGCTTCTGTTGTTTGTGCCATTTTGTTGTGCCTCCTAATTTCTAACTATATGTATATAATACACTCATTAGGATATTTGTCAACTAGTTTTTTCCATTATTTTGGAAAAAAACTGTCCAAAATGAACTATTCTGCTGATATTTCTTTTGCCATAGCACGGGCAAGACCGTACTGTTTGATATCCCCAGCAAACATCATAAGTTGTAATGCCATTTTTTCGCTGAATACATAGATACGTTTTTTTGTAACGTAATAAGGACAATCTATAAATTCGTCAAGATATAAGAATACTTGAGGTGTAAATTTGATTTCGTTTGGAAATTGTATTTCGTAGGATTTTAATTGAACCGTATCAACAGCATATTCAAATCCATAGTTAGTTAATCGAAGTCCTTTTTCGCCTTTTGCTCTTGTGTTTTGCCACCAAAGCATATAGTTCTTTTTAATTGCTTCGGTGCTTATATCTGTTGCACCTGCACCAATCATAAAAGTCTTAGTGTATGCTTCTTTAATATCCATTTACTTTCTCACCTTGTGTAAGTTTGAAAACTTCAAAGTCTTTGGTGTTGAAAGTACGGTTTAATTTTTTGGCAAGATTAAATGCGTGTCCGGGATTTGAAAAACTAACCTTTTTGTACTTAGGTCCTGGTGTAGGACTAGCACTATTCAATGACTTTAAGTTAAACGGTTTTCCTTTATAAAAAACTGCCCAAATACCCTCTGCTTGTAAAATTTGTTCAGTACGATAGGTGTTCCTATCTGTAAAATCTAACAGTATTGTTGGTTTAGGTCTGCTCATACGTATACAAATTCCTTTAGTTATATACGTATATTTATCTAATATTAGAAGTTTCCGCCGTCCATTTGCACGTTAATTGACTCTTCTGTAGGCGTGTTATTATCCTGTAATTCAACAAGTCTAGCCATTAAAAGTGATATGCTTGTTCCTAGATCCTTGTACTGCGGATCAGGAAGTTTAAGTTCACGCTGGTTAGTCTTAGTTGCTACTTTAACCTGCTCCAGAAAGTTTTCAATTGGTAAAGTATTAAGTGGCTTTCGAGACATATGATAGTACCTGTTTCATTTCCATTTCTGTTGTAAATGGTCCTTTAAATCTGTATCTTTGCAGTGTAATAAGTTTAGGACAAAATGATTTAACCCAACCCTTTTGAAACTTAATACAGTAATAACCTGCACAATACAAACTTTTGCTTTTCCTACTCTTGCTAAACAACGGTAGTCCTTGTTTTACATCATACAAAGGATTGTATGCAAAAGTGCTTGTTGGAAATCCTGTTACTTCTTTAATTTTTGATTGCTTTGTATTTTTATTATAAACTTCTTCGAAGAAGTCATCACCGAATGTACTGCGAAGATGATCTTCGTTTTCAAATCGAACTTTATCAGATTTGGTTACAAAGTAGTAACAATTTGTATCTTTTTGTAATGTTCCTACTTTTCTACCTTTGTCTTGTACAATCCAAAACTTATTAGGCACTAACTGTTTCGCGAGCATATATCCCTCCATATTTTGCATTAAGTGGCTCAGCAAATGATTGAGCCTGTTCTGTGATTCTATTAAGTTCGTAAGAACTTGCAAACTGCACAAGGCGAACGCCTACTTGTTTTACATCTTTTTGTTGTGCAATACCGTCTGCAATAGTTTTACTTATTAATTCTTTTATATCTTTAGGTTGTGCTTTTAAATCGCAAAGTGTAACGTTACGATTGTAATCGTCTAATACTCTGTGTTCTACACCTTCGTGATCAACCCAACGTTGTAGCATTAAGTTGTTCCAATTATAACCTTTGCTAGATCTGTCTTCGAATGCTTCTTGTAATCCAACTTTGTTCTTTGTACCTTTTACACGAACACCTGGATAAGCACTGAACA